TTGCTGGCTGTGCAGATAAGTGTGCAGGCTGAATAGCGAGCGCGTAGCACTGGGGCAGCGGCTGTTGCACCTGTTGATGTGATAGTTACGCCAGCACCAGCGGCAAATGAAGTAAGGCCAACACCTATTGACTGCACATTAATTGTGTTACCAGTTGTAAATACTGATGGTGGAATAGTCACTGTTACAGCTGATGCATTTGATGTGGTGACTAACTTATTCTGAGCATCGGCAGCTACAAGAGTGTAAGTCGTGCCAGTTTGGGCATTAAATGCCAAAGTCGAATCATCTTGTTCAGTCCATGTAAAATCCATGTCTGTATTTGATGCCTTCGATAGCACCTGGCCAGTAGTGCCGCCCTTAAGATCGACCATAGATGTGTCAACGCCGCCCAAAGCTGTGCGAATCGCGGCCGCACCATCTTTAACTAAATCGGTGTCGGATGGAACAGTCCACCCAAAGTTCGTAGTCGTAGTTGCCATGCTGTCTCCTTATGCCACGATAATGGCTTGATTCCACTCTAGTGTATTATTTAAGGTGTTCCATGTCTCAGTGACACTCACATCATCCCACTGCATTGACTGCAAGCTGAAAGCGGTAGGTGACACATTGAGAGTTAAATCAAGGCGGTTATATCCAGCCCTAAAAGTCCAGCCTTCTACAAAGCCTTCGAACCGGCCATTTACCATATTCGATGGCAGGTCGGTGATATCCAAAGGTAAGCCCATAAATACATTGAGAAGTACATCGCGGTCTGAATCATCAATTTCAGAATTGCCCAGGCTGAAGGTAATCGAGTCAAATACATCCTGCGGATAAGCTCTAATGCCTAGATAGAAGTTAGCCTGCAAAGTCGCATCAGCTGAATTATGTAGGGTGGTGGAGATGATGCTGGCCTGCGAGCCGTACTGGTCGATCGATGCCTGGTCGGTGGCTGTGATATCGCCTGAGCGCCACTGAATTGTGACCTGATTACGCAAATCACCTAATCTGCGAATAGTCTTAATCCCAGCTGCCAGTGCATCATTTGCCGACAAAATCGTATAGCCATTGGCCGCTAGGTACTGGCTTCGATGGGTTGAATCTGCATAACCGATACGCCCCTGAGCATCCTCATAGATGTACCCAAGCCCTGATGTGGCCAGTGCTGATACCAGCGAATACATATCTGTCGCTTCTGATGATCGTGCCATAAGCTCGTAATCACCAGGTCTATCTATTTCGCCCAGGCCTGAGTTTTCAGCATTTGCCCATGTAGTAGTTGCATCGTATGTAGCCCAGGTTAAAGCCGCCGGTACTTCAGCCCAAGTATTAAATAGAGCTGCGCTGAGAATTGTGTAAATTTGATCGCCGTCATAATCTTTTGAAAGTACGCCATCAGTCAGGGTTTTAGGCAATTTAGCCAGCGCACCTAAGGCAGTAATCCTGATGGTCTCGTTAATCCCGCCTGTGCCCGTTGAGGATACTTCTACGATCGAGTCTGTGATATTGCCGCCGAATATATCCACATATGTACCAGCTGAGTTTTTAACCCGGATACTGAGGCCATCATTTACATCGATGGTGATGGGTGTCAGATTGAGATTGATAATCTCGACTGTGGCATAACCTGCGCGAGGTTGGCTGTAGATATCCGTACGGCCTGAGACGATTGTAAGATTTGCCAGGGTTAAATTTGTGTACTCGACCCCATTGATGTTTAACTGCCACTCAGGTGTCCACTGGGTCATAGCGTAAGCGCCGCAGCCCCTAGTGCGCCTCGACCGTATGACCTATTAAGCACATCGATGACCGTACGCGCCACGCCTTCAGGATCGCCTGCTACGCCGATGTTAATTGTCGGTGCGATTGTTGTACCTGATTGGACATAGCCAGCCGGTGCGCCACCGATAGTGACTGTAGGTGTATATGTAGGCACTTTGGCGGCAGCCTTGCCTGATGCGGCCGCTGATGCAGTTCCCGATGTTGCACCCGATACCGATGGGGTACTCATCGTTGGCAGTTTAGGCACGGTTACTGATGGCACGGATGAGCTTGATACTGTGGGTGCAGAAATTGAAGGCTTAGATATTGTCGGTACATTTGGCAGTAATGGCACGGCGTTATAGGCGCGAATAAGGGCATTAATGCCATCGATTGCCCCGCTGATGAGTCCGTTAATAACCTTGACCACGCCAGCGATTACATCGATCACGCCGCCTGCGATTTTGCCGACTGCCTGAAGCGCCCCGCCTAATACTGTGCCTATGACTGGCGCAAGATAGGTGGCGATATAACCGCCGAATTCTTTGAAGGTGTCGAGGTTATCGCCGATTGCATTTTTTACATATCCAAATGCTTTAAGTAAGCCGTTAATGATTGGGGTGAAGGTGTTAACGATGATGTTACCCAGTGTGGTAATAGCACTGCCGATGCCGCCTTTATCCAGTCCAAAGCCGCTAGACATAGCATTAATGGCAGGTAGCGCGATTTGATTGATGAACTTCATCAGCTTTTCAAGGATTGGCAATAGTGCAAATCCGATAGTCTCTTTGGCTTCATCAAATGCAATTTGCATACGGGCGATACGGCCTGAATAGGTATCTGCGTTGGCCGCAGCTGCGCCACCAAATAGATCAGTCAGTTTGCCCTGGACATCGGTAAAGGACATCGTTTTAAGTTCAGCTGAGGATAGGCCGATGCCTAATTTGCCCAGGCTTGCTGTGTTGCCGTCATAGGCTTTGCCCAGCGCATTTGCCACTGTCTCCAAAGGCTTACCTGTAGCTGTTGCGATATCTAGTGCGGTTTTAAGTAAATCCTGCGCCTGAGTCACATCCCCAGTCGATCGTGCAAGTCTGCCCAGTGCTGGGCGAAGTTCATCATCAGCTACGCCAGTGGCCAGGGATGTCTGCAAGATGAATTGCTCAGTGGCCGCGATAGCGCCCTTTGTAGCCCCTGTGGCGTTCTCTAACGCCAGGGCTAACTGAGTCTGTGCCTTCTCATCAGCGATGGCGGCTTTGACACCTTCCACGCCGATTTTGATGGCATAAGCACCAGCGGCAGCGGCCGCAGCTGCGAGCGCAGCGCCGACCACCTTACCGGCCTTTGTCATTTTATCGCCGAATGTATCGACATCGGCTGTCGCAGCCTTTAAGGATTTATTGAGATTATCGACATCACCCAGGATGGTGAGTTTTAGCGTTCTACTTCCGGCGGCCATTAATCGAACCTCTTAACTATCTCTGAAAATCCTGCTTCCCATCGTTTAATGATCTCAGGCTGAACACTGCGCAAAGTTGGATATATCCACCATCCACGCGAACCGCGACCCTCACGACCACTCCATACCGGGAACTGCTTAAACTTATTCGAGCCGAATTCTGCCCCGCCCCAAATGTCGCGTGTGGTGGCACCACCGCTGAATTTTTGGGATGCAAACCCGTAGCTGATTTCGCCGAACTTGGATGATTTAGAAACTTTTGAACCGTCAGCGATTCGAGTTGATACCTTTGGGATGGCTCTAGTTGCCCGTGCTGCACTCTTAACCTTATCCGATACAAATTCAGCAAGGGCGTTGGATTTTTCTTTGGCCTGCGCCAGTGCTTCATCATCCATAGCTTTAAAGGATCGAGCGATGGCGCGAAGTTCAGCCTTGTCATAACTGATGCCCTCACTTGCCATCGGCTCGCCTCTCTAATATCTCCAGTGCTGTAAGCACATCCTCAGCACTTACAAATTCACTTGTCGGTAATCCTGTGGTGATTGCCAAATCCCAAAGGATTCGGCTCAGGCTTCCGACTGGGTAACTTTTGGGCTTGCATCGCCTACCTCGACATTTGCGACCGTCTCAGTCCAAATCTCGATTGACTTTACAGGCTTACCAGCTGCCTCGCGCTTCATAGCGTGATACGCAAGAAATACAAGATCTGATAGCCCTATCTTTTCTTGCGCCTGGCTGATGATGTTGCCTGTTGCCTTTTCCCACTTTACCCATTCAGGTGGGGCTGCCACGAATGTGGCAACCTCGCCCGAATTAAATTCAATTGTTATTGGTAGTTTCATTTTTGCTCCCGTTTCTTTTTTTAGCTAAATGTCTCGGTTGGTGTGCCTACGACTGTGAATGACAAATCCACTGTCTGTGCATCAGGTGCAGTACCGCCCACTGCTGGGAATACTGGCATGACATTGAACGCAAAGACCGCACCGCTTGCAGCTGTAAGTGATGCAGCTAGTGTGGTGTTTGGTGCAGTTTCGCAGGCAGTCCATA